TTTGCCCTAATGACTTTCTTCTTCTCAATCGAATGGTTTATTGCTGAAACTGTTTTATCAGCGATAATCCGAGTGAGTGGGTTCTTCATTAAAGGCAAAATAAAATTTAACATTATTTTCTTTTCTTCTTTTTAGGAAAGCCAGCTTTCATATTTTTATAAGCTTTTGGCGATATGGTACTTTTAGATTTTGGTCTTGATGTACCAGCTTTTTTTCTAGCATTAATATTTCTATATAATGACATATTTCTCCTTCCCACCTAATTAGGTGTTATTTATATTGCGTTTGATTGTTTAACTTTATTTTCGACATCTGCTCTAAAAGCACTATCTGTCGTATATCTTGGGTCATTGATGTCGGCTAACATTTCGCCAACAGACCTGTAGCCCACATTTGCTTCAGCTTTATTCCCACTAAATAAATTTGGTTCATTATTATTTTGAGAATATTTAGCTTGAACACCAGCAATAGCTAATTGTGCTTGTTCTAAAGAACCATTGTCTATTGTGTTGTTAAAAGCTTTTATTTCTTCTGGAGCTAAATTCTTTGAAGCCCAGCTTACCATTTCTGTATACTGTTCTTTACCTCCAACAGTAGACATAATTGAGTTAGCTTTCTGTTCAGCCATAGCTTGTTGTCCAGAAATATAAGCATCAACTACTTCTTTTGTTAATCCGATATTTGCTAATTCATCATAACTTGTATTTGATAGCTCACCTTTATCTGCATATTCTTGATAAAACTTATCTAACTGACCAGATTTATTTTCTACCTCTTGAGGCTCCTGGATTTTAGTTTCAGTTTTTTCATTTTCAAAAGACTTATCTTCTGCTCTTTCAGAAAGTTTATTTTCTAGTGCACCATAAGCTTTAGCTAATTCTTCTGCATTAGAAAATTTTTCTGGAAGCCATGAAGGTCTTTCATTAGAAGTCTCTGTAGTTTGAGCTTCTTGTGTGCTTGCTTCGTCTTGTTGTTTTGATTGTTCTTCTAGTGAAGGATTATTTTCCTCTTGAACAATTGTGACTTTATCAACCATTTATAATTCTCCTATTGGTTTTGATTTGCGATTGTTTCTCCTAAAGATTTAGGAGGTATGTTCCCTGCAATTTTCTCACCTGCTCTCATCATCGCTGATTGTTGTTGCTCATCCATCATCGCTTGTTGTTGAGCTTGTTGTTCAGCTTGTAAGTCTTCTTCAGTTCTGATTAGACCTTTTGTTTCAATACCATCTGCTGTAGCTAATCTTTTAATAGCTTCAGTGACATTTACATATTTAGCAATACTTTCAGCACCAAGAGTGCCAGCCAATGTTTGTAAAAATTGAATAAGTCTATTTCTATCTGTTGTTCTTCCTAAAGCTTCTATTCCAGTTATAACTTTTGGAAATACAATTCCTTTAGGAAGTTGAGGTAATTTTTTAGTTTTGTTTAATACTGATAATTTTCTATTTACAAAAGGTAATTGAAACTCTTGAGATAAAATTCCATAAATACCACCCAGGCTATCTTGTAATTCCTGCGCAGTCATTCTTACTTCTTCTGCTGTAGTTCTTTCACTATCTCTAACAACTGAAGCATTTAATAAAAATACATAAGATAATCGTTGCTCAATCTTCATCATTGTTTCTTGAGCTACTCTAAAATCTGGAAACTTACCTACTTGTAATACTGATACATCATTAGCATTACCTTCAATAATTGAACCATTTTCACTTTCAGCTATTGCTTTTGCTCTAGTAGTTCCATTAGGAGCTACCATAAATAATGTTTTTGCAGATGCAGAAGAACCTTCTACAATTGCTTTAGTTAATCCTTCCAAAGATATGAGGTCTCCAAGATGTTCCTCAACATAGCTACGACCATAGCTTTCGCTATCAACTCGTATCATTCTTAAAGGAATATAAGGTGAATTATCTAATTTATATTCACCATAGCTTTCTGGAATTTTAATTCCTTTTACTTCTTGGTGAACAATAAATTTGTTTTTATCTCTTTTAACACAAGTATATAAATCACAAGTACCATCTGTTTTGTAATCTTTAGTTTGTTGGTTTAACAGTTCTGTTATGTTGTCTGGTAATGCTGAATAGTGAATACTTTCTTTTGTAATTATTTCTAAAACATTACCCATTGGGTCTCTTTGAATAATGTATTGTGATAGTGGGAATACTCTTAAACCTTCTTTGCCTACAAATAATAATGTATTACCACCAACAATTAAATGTTTAAGTGCTTCAAATACAGCTACTCTGTCATTAGACATTTCTATGTCATCCATAACAGCTTTCTCTATTTGAACTAATCCACTATCAATTTGTGTTCTTAAATTTTCGTCTTCTTCTAATTCTCTTACTTTAAAATTATCTATGTTTAATCTGAAGAATGGAGCATTTGGAGGTAATAATGATAATAATAATTTAGAGGCTAGATTATTTACTCCTCTTGCTCCAATACCTTGATAGGTAGTTTGAAATTCTTCTGAATAGGTAGAGCCATCTTCTGGTATCAGAGTAGGAATAGTTAATTCTGAACAATCTCTTGCTCTCTCAAGATACATTTCTCGTTCTTGAGCTTTTGAATTATATCTACTTTCTAAAGTCTCACCTTGGTTTATAGAACCATCGTACTGTTTTTTCATTTATTATAGACCACCAATAATTGGTATTCGTAAATTAGATGAACCAGTTCTCTTCCTGTCGTAAGAAGAAGCTTTATTCATGCTTCTACCTTCTGCCTCGGCAAATCCAGCAGGTCTCGCACTACCTTGTGTTTTTTGTGTCACTGGTGGTGGAGCTGTTGGAGCTGGCTCTGGCATTGGTGGAGGACTGGGAGCTTTTACGCTTAAACACATTATTTTTTCTCCATTATATTTTCAGATTGCTCTTTTTGTTTTTGAATTAAAAATCGAACAACACTTCTTTGTCCAATTCTGTAGTACATTTCCTTCGGCTCCATATTTATATCTGGAGTTCTCTCTGGAAAATATTGGTCTAATGCCTTTAACAAGTCATCTGTTAGGACTGGTAAAGGAATATTGTTATCTTTTTCGTTCATATATCTAAAGTGTCCTTTTGTTGGTTATGAATAATCTCTATCTAAAATCATTTTTAAGTAATGAATTGCTTTCTTAATGTCTTCTTCTTTGCCTTTGTATGGATGTCTGCAAATGTATTTGATTGCGTTTCCTTCTGCGAATGGAAGTTTGTTTTCGTTTATAAAGTAAGCTGGTTGCACCTTCATTTTAGAATAATGATTGCCACCTTCTTGGTACTTTAAACTTTCAAATAAATCTTTGTTTGTCATCTTTTGTTTCTGTTTCGATACCATTGTTCCCATCGCATTTTTTCTCTATCTCTTTTAATATCTAGCCATACTGAAATAAGGCCTACTGAAGCTCCTCCAAGTATAATTAAAGAAATATCTCTGATTAAATTTTCCATAATATTGGCTTCTCCTTTTTATTATCCCAATCAGATGCTCTTAATATTCGAGCTAATCTTGCTTGAGTAAGTGCATAATCTAAATCTAATTTTTGTTTTTTATATTCAGCAACAACAGCTTCCCACATTTCTGGTAAATCTTTTTTATTTGCTAAAACTCTTGAAGCTTTGACACCTCCAATTGTTGGGCATCCACCGAAACCATCGGTTAAATCTCCTACTAATGTTTGATACATAAAATTATAATTAGCAGTTTTCTCATCAACTACTTCTGTACTGTCATCATGTAAAAAATGATGGATACCAGGAATAGTTCTCATATCTTTGTCGCCTGATAAAACTACAATTTTATCTTTGTTGTCTGGTTTAGTTGCTAATATTCCACAGACATCATCACCTTCTAATCCAGGTAATGAAACACTTTCATAGTTTTCTTTTAAGTATTCCTTAAGAGGTTTTACAATAATTGGTTTTCTAACTTTTTTTCTATGTGATTTATATTTGGGATATAGGTCGTGTCTAAAATTTTCTTTATGGTCTTCAGCTATAATAATTTTATCACAATTTAATTTTGATTGATAATTACCTAAAGTAGTATCAATAACTTTTTTACCTAGTTTAGCATCTGCATGTAAAGTCCAGATGTCATCTTCCCATTGAGTTGCTTCTTCTAATGCTGAAGCAATTCTATATACAAATAAAGAACCATCTACTACTAAAGTTCTTTTCTTTGCATCTATTCTTCGTATCATTTTATATCCTAATCTTCGTTAGTTTGATTATGTTTACAGATGGAATAGTTGTTGTGTTTCCACAATCACCTAAAGTTCCATCTTCATTAAAATTCACATCACTAACGAATGTATGTGAATTGTTATTTGTTGAGACTAGCCAACCTGTAGAAATACAAATTGTTGGCTTGTAATTTTTTATAGTTTTTAAAGTTTCCCAGGAGCAGGTAGAATTACAATCAATCCAATGAGCTAAATAAAAAGTATATGGAAATTCTTTTTTAGTTAGACTTGGTATCTTTATTTTTGATTTCAATTTCTCTCCATAGGTTTACAAATTCTGACATAGGAATTAAGACACACCTTGATTGGTAGTTATCTCCAAGCATCCTAATGATTTGTGATTTTCGTTTTTTATTTTCTTTAATAAATTTTCTGACTATTTGTTTGAGAACTTTAACTTCTGTAATCCATTGACCTATGCACACTTCTTTATTGAGCATAAATCTATGTATCCACCATTTGGCTTTTGTACTTCGTAAACCACTTGGTTTTCCTTTATAAGCAAGTTCAATACAAAGATTTCCAGACTTCTGCCAAAAACCAAATTCAGACTTAACTTCGAATTTATCCTTGTCTAATCCCAGTATTTTACCTATGGATTTTTCAGAATGAACTCCTCTAGCTAAATCAAAGTCGAAATCTTTTGTGTTGTTAAACATAATATAATTTTGTAAAAGTCTTTTGTTGTTGAAGCCCTCGTGGTGAAATTGGTAGACACAAAGGACTTAATTAAATTTGAGTGCTTTAAGCGAAAGCTTAAAAGTAGAACTTGTTAAATTCGGTGAAAGCTTAACTGCTAATACCGAGCCAAGACATTCGAGTGATGTAAGGTGTAGAGACTAGACAGCAAGCTCCTTAACTGGAGAAGGTATAGTCCAGACCACAAAGCGTAAGCGTAGCGAAAGCTATAGTGGTAAGAAAATCCTTGCCCTTTTGGGAGTGCCAGTTCGAGTCTGGCCGAGGGCACCAACAACCTAATGGGTATCA